CTTTCACGGTTGTACTGGCACCAGAAGGTTTGTTGAAGAAGATGCCATCAACAACCGTGAAAGGTGTAGTAGTTGTCTGAATCAACCCGACATTGAAAGCGACGTTGGCAGCACTTGACACTTTGAGGCGGCAGATGAAGAACAGCCGCTTCCCACTTGTCAACGTGAACCCGGCGAATGGCAACTGAATAGAAGCCACATCAGTAGTCGCAGGTGTCGAACTATTAGTCGTGAAGAGAGCCAACCCACCATCCCCAGCAGCGTTGGCAATAGTTCCATTGCCTGTCGCCGTCTCGGTATAAGAGTTGGTAATCTGTGCCGAATTGTTGAAGTCGTCAAAAAATTGATGATAGAAGAACGGATTACCCGCCCCACAGTCAGCTAATGGTTGCCAAGGAAAATCTGGCGTGAAGCCACTCTGATTGCGGATTGGCGGTTGTGAAAATACTCCAGCCATGATTTACCCCTAGAAGGTAGTTACTTCTTACTCTTGCTTGCAGATTTCTTACCCTTAGCCTTAGACTTTCCGGCCTTAGAGTAAGAAATCGCAACAGCCTGTTTTTGCGGATATCCAGAGTGCATCAGTTCCGATATGTTAGAACTAATGACCTTCTTAGATTTTCCTCGTTTCAGTGGCATGATCTTGCACTACGGCCCGTTAGAGCCATAAAGGCCACGCGGATCAGTCCAGTAGAACGAATACCGCTCACGCGACTTAGCTTTAGCTGCACCAGTATCGAAGTCATTGTCCTGTTCGAAGCTGATAGGAACCCGCTGATACATCTTCATACCATTCTGCACGTTCGAGCGAACGAACCATGCATGAGCGGCGGTCAGATAGTGATTCAGATAGATCCCCTCAGGAATGGCGTTCGTAGCTTTCAGCACATTGATGTCATTGTTGGCAGTTCCAGACTGCATAACAGTTTTCAAGATGCGGTTGGCATTGAACCACTCCTGCCTTGGCACGACGATGCAACGAGGCATGACGTTAATGAGGTTGCCTGTATCATCTTGCGCCCCCATCATCTGCACGATCAAGTCTTCCAGCGAAGCCTCGGACAAGTCGGAATCGACTGCCAGCTTGTTTGAGAAGGTGCCACCAGAGACATTTGGGTGAGCAGTATTCAACAGGGACACGCCGTCGCCGCCGACAAACGAACTATTGAAAGCCCGGTTATAGACATTAGCTGCAACGTTCTCTTTCGTTTGACGGAAGGAGAAGGCCAAAGCCCCAGCGCGTTTGTTACTGATTTCCGTATAGAGGTTGTCTTCCAGTTCTTCCTCAGACACGATATATCCAAGGGCATACGTAACATGAATGTAGCGAGAAACTGGCCCTTGCAATTCAGAAGTATATGCAGTAGCTGCATTTTCTGTCTTCACAGGAGCCAAGCCGAAACCAGTGATCTGCACGTCTTCTTCATAGTTTTGCTTTGAAGTAGAACGCTCAAATAACTGAGGCCATTCTTCCACATGCTCTGCATAAGTCCGACCCCACCACGCCTTAACACCGGGCCAAAGAGCCTTTGGGTGGGAGCTTGTATTAATAACACCAGCCATGATAGTTCCCCTTAGACGCCGGTTGTGCCCGTTGCAGTTGTAAATTCATGAGTATTGAACTTGACCAAGAGAGGGGCATTAGCTGTTTTATCAGCCGTCACTCTTTGAGCAAGACCCAAGATTTTCAATTGCAGGGTGTTGGTTGTATCGATAGACGAATTATTGAGCATAGTCTTAGACACAGTAGCTGTGCTAAGAGCGGCCACTACAATATTCCCGTTCTTTGCCGTCACGGTCATCGTCGTCGAGTTGTTGTTCTGAATCTCAAAAATGACATTCGGATCATCAACCAGATAGACGTAGTAGTCGGACAGCTTAGTAGCTGGAATTGTAATGATGTTCAAGTTTGGAGTTTGTGAGGCCACTGGCTGTTGTTGAACAGTCGGAGCCACGACAATGCCGACAATTACGCCACGGCAGACATCACCTGCGGCAGCTTTAATCACGGCGGTAACACCAGCAGCATCGGAACCAGTTGCAGACTTCATCACATCACCGATGGCCAGTGCATCAGTATCGGTCGAGGGAATGTAGTAAAGTCGAGCAGTTTGGTTCCAAGGCGAGCCGTTTAAGTTCATCACAGGATTCATCCCGTGAGGAGCGTTAGGGTTAGCCATCTGTATCACCTTGTTGCAGTTTAGAAGTTAGTTTAATCGAGGCACCTTTTGGCACATAGCTGCCATCAAGTTTCCCACTCACAGCCCCGCGTCTAATTGCGGCATCGACCTTATCGGCATGTTCCCATACTGCTTTTTGATGCTCATGCCACCATTCTAGGGGGATTTTCATCAGATATGCAGTAATCGGTTCGCCTGTAGGACGTGTCCCAACAACCCGGCTAACTCTATTACCCAAGTCGGTGCTTTTGGCTCCAACTTGCGGTGCTGTATCAACTTCCTGCTGTGTTACAAATTTATAACCTGCTCGTAATGCTTGGTGAACCCGATCAGCCATTTGAGGGTGCCAATCGTTAATCATGTGTAAATGATACCCCGGAATCTCTGTAGATACAAGCTGCATCATAGCACTTCCGAAAGGAATTCGCACAAATTCCTGTTCAAGTGGATCTTCACCTACAAGAAAAGAGTCTAACACAACTTTAGTTTGTGTAGCAATCTCTTCAGCATCCCTTCTTGGCGCTTTAGTTGGAGCCGCCATTACCTTTTCCAATTGGGTAGGAGTGTGCTTAATTTTCATGATTAAACCCCATAGTCCTTAATATATAGTTGTTCAGGAGTAAGCCCCTGAGCCTTAGCTAGATCAATATACCACTTTTCGGTCGAAAGCTCTTTGCAAGCTTTTCTTGCTTCTGGTGGAAGATCAGCCAGCTTGGTTCCGCCCCCGCCAGCCCCGGACGAACCAGTTCCATTGCTACTACCCTCAACCATTGCAGCCCCCGAACGACGTGAACCAAACTTCTCTGGAAACTGCTTCTTCACAGCTTCCGTGATTTTATCAAGAAAAGCCTTTCCAACTATTTTATTCTCTGGATCATTTCTCCGCAAGCGGATACCAACAGCATTGGCATAATCCATCATCTCGGGGTTGGAATCATTAAACCAGCCTTTGTGTTCCTGCATCCAATCTGCCAAGATCGGATCTTCTCCCTTCGGAGGCGGCTTTGGCGTTTCATCAACCCGAGGCTTCGGCTTATTCTTTTCAAGCTCTTCGATTTCCTCTTCAATATCTACCACTGTTGCATTGTCGCCTTCAACAAAAGCCTCCCGGCGCTTGGCCTTCAAGTCCTTAACCGCCCGAGCGTAGGCTCGTTCTTCAAGCTGGCTATGGTATTCCTGTACCTGCTTCAAGCTCATATTAGTGGTGTCAAGCTGATCCTTCAGGGCTTTAATCTCTGCCTGAAGCCGCTCATTGTTCTTGCGGAGGATTGGATTAATCTCTCTTCCCCGCTTGACAAACGTTTCAGCATCGACCCAGCGCTCTTCAGGGCCATTATATTGATCCAAGGGCTTCCAGCCGTCAGCCATCGCCTCGTCAAGAATCTCTTGAGGCACAGCCTTTGTCTGTTGCTGTTGCTGCTCTCCCTCACCCCCGGAGATTCCACCATCATCCACATTAACATCAAGATTGCTCATTTCTTAACTCCTTTCTTAGTCACCTTTCCTATGATATCAAGGTCATGGATGACCCGATACCGCCTTCCGTCAGCCCCTGTGAAGAGTTGACCAGTGAACTTGGCAATCATCACTCGATCCCCTACCTCTGCGGCTGGGGTCTTCCGATCCTTCCAAGCATCCGGGCCAATCGCGACGACGAGGGCAAAGATTTGGGAAAACTCTTCCTTCTCAATCAAATCAGCCGGAAGGGCAATCCCCCCCGCGCTATGTGTCTTGACCGGATCTGGAAGAACCAGAACCTTCGTATTAGCTGGCTCAAATCCGCCATCAATAGGCTGCTCTTGAGTAGCTTCTCTGTCTTCAAAAGCTGGCAGAGTTGGAGTTTCTGGCATTCCGCTAAAAGCTGCCTGTAAATCCTTCTCATTCATTTAATTCTTCCTCCGTTAAAGTTAAAAGGTCTTCAAAAACTTGAAGCTGGCCGAGCGCAACTGCATTCTTCTGTGCTGTCCCCTCGGCTGACTCGGCTGTAAAAATGCCAGCCGCCCAATCTTCCACTATCTTAGTACGCTCCAGTCGTAGGTATTCCCGGAATTTGATCGTTACCGGGTGCTGAAGCCAGTCCTGCAATTCCTCCTGACTGATTTCCATCTTTTTGACTCTCCATTACTTTCTGCAATATCTGCAAAGACTTCACTAATGCATCCTGTGCATTCTTCTTTGCACCAATTTGGGCGTTAATGAGGGCAATCTGCTGCCCGGTATCAACTCCCTCAGCCTCGGCTAAGAGTTTCATTGTCTCAGCCTTAAGGTTTTGAATCTCAGCTTGCACTTTCTCCGCTTCGGCAGCGATATGAAGCTGCTCAATCCGTAGATTAACTTGCATTTCAAGCTGTTTTGTCTGTGCTTTAAGCTGCTCGATCTGAAGTTTCGGATTTGGAGCAGGAGGAATGGCATTTGGCCCTTGAGGATCAGGCAGAAGGTCGTCAATGTCAGCCACTTTCAGGGCTTCAAGGTACTGCTTATGCACCCGGTACTGATTATAACCGGGGCCAGCCATTGCAACCTGCAAAACGGCAGTAGCTTGATTCAAACGCTGACTGTCACTCATGTAGAAGGCACTTGCGGCGGGGCGAATCATGTTGGCTGGGCCTGAATAGTCAGCTTGAAAAATCTTGCTAGAGGCTTCTTCCTTGGCGGTGTAATAAGTTGATTCATCTGAGAGGAAAACCTGATTAAGCTTGAAAAGCTTCCTCAATTCCTGTGTAAAGGCCCGATGTGTCCTCTTATAAATGCCATTAAAGACCTTCATCCCCTGCTCTAGGGTGATTCTTGACGTTTCAGCAGGAGTATTTTGACCGGGGGCTTCCCCTTGCATGGTATCTGTAGCCCCTGCAATCTGTTGCCCATATTGTATGAGCAGGCCAAGGAGGTTAAATAGCACTCCTGAAGGCTCCCTGATAGGAAGTGGGAAGATGCTCTTCCGAAGATCGTCACCAGTTGCGTCAGTTTGCTTCCATTCCCCAAGCCGAAAGAAAAGACTGCCTTTCCTACCCTTGAAGCCACGCCCAAGGAAGCCACCTCCAGAGTTAGACAGTGATCCGGCATCAAGCAATTGGTTGATAGCTGTATCGATGGAATGATTGATCGGCCCAAGAAGTGCGCCGAAGCCAATGTCATAGAAACCTCCATCAGGACTTGGTATGAATGGGTACTTGGTGAAGCAAGTGATTGGCTGAATTCGGACAATTTGCTGGTCGTCATTGAATGAAATGTCGTCGTAGGTGAAACGGGCAACGATTCGAAGAACTTGCTCAGTATCGTATCTGACTGTAATGACATAGGGTTCGGCATATCCATCTCCGTCGAGGTCAATCCAACGATGTTGCTCAATGAGTTCAAAAGGCTTTTCAGCGTCTTGCTGGTTTGGAGTCACCCCCGCCCTCTCGTCAGCAGCAGGAGTCTGCAACTTATCTGCTGGAAGGATTCTCTCAGCTTCTTCATCCTCTTCAACAGGATTGAAAACCCCCCGCAACTCTCTTTCCTTCAAATCATTCGCGAATAGCCGGATGGTATGAGAAACCCTTGGTGCTGTGTCAAGGTGCTTCGTATAATAACTGACCACCAAATCCAAAGGATTCACGCACTCACTGCGATTAATTCCCTTAACCGGGTCAAAGAAACTCTTCTTGAAGGCACAGCCAGCAATCGCCTGTACAAGAAGGAGCTTATCCATCTCTTCTTCCCACTGCTCATCTTCCTCAAGCAGTTGAAAACTCATGTGTTCACTGATCCTCTTAGCTTTGAATTGCGCAGCATGATACTTCTGCCCATCCTGCCGGGCCTTAGCAATAATCTGAGAGGCAACCTTCTGATAAGCCATCATCTGTTGCTGATTATTCTGATCCGGCTGTGGCGGGAGTTGAATCTGCGCTGGGGCTGGGGCCATTGTCCTGCATGAAACTGGGGTAGGCCCATTGATAAGGGCCGGATAAGCCCTAGCATGATACTGCATGGCAGCAATTGTCAGAAGCGGAAACTTGACATTAGCTGCATCTTGCCAAGGAGTCGTCTTCGTCTCTGCTACCTGAAGGGCCAATTTGAGAGCCATGTCGTAGCGTTCTACCCACTTAGATCGGCTTGACAGGTCGGCATTGAAATCTGCCACTACTATTGCCCCCAACGACTTTAAGTCATCTTTTTCAAGTAGGTTCGAGAAATTAGGGGACTTCAGGATGGCTTTTAAATCCAAACTCACATCTTGTAACATGATTAATTCATCCTATTAGGGTTCGCGTATTCTAGTTCACTTATTATTTCTGTGACTAGGGGGAAACCAGAGTTAGCAATCACCCCCTCAGACAACAGTAAGTCGAGTAAGGCGGCGGCTCCGCAATAAAAAGCTCCCTTCAACTTCTCGTATTGGTCTGAGTCGAGGTCTGCAAATTGCAGATGGAACGTGTCCCAATAGCTATCAATAGCCTGTGACTGGATTTCGGCCTTCATCTTGCATCTCCTGTTGTATTTCCTCTTCCCACTGGAGTTGGGCGAGTTCTTTCACTGTCATAGAACCTTGCAACTCGTCTATGTAGAGGCCGAGCCACGCCGTTCCATCTACTTGATCGTCCTTCCCGCTTCTTGGAAATTGTAGCATTTCCATCTCGTAGGCGGGATACCACTCAGCGTCTTTGTCAAATTTTACTCCATGTGCCCTCATGCGGAGCCGGATGCCTTGGGCGCGAGTCATCTTCTCTTTAACGGGCGCGACGGTGATGATGGTGAGGAAGATACCACGGCGAACCATCTCAAAATTAATAACCGGGCCGAGGGATTTCTCAAGAGTTCCCTGTTCCAAGATCCACATCTTTGGTTCATATTGGATTTGGAGCCTGAACATCTCGTCAATGATTTCGAGGGAGTCCCAGCGGCCAGTCCGGGCGTCAACTATGTGGAGGAAGTTGCTAGGATCTACCCCCCCAACAATCATGGCCGTTTTGTTCGCCCTGTCAGCCTTACTAATCGCAAAATCCACGCCAATGTAATAGTTCTTCGGGAGTTGCCGATCAACGTCAGTCATTGCCACAAAGTCGTCACGCCGGAAAAAGGAGTCCATCTCCGAGATTGGAGCGTTCAGATACTCCTGAGAGTAGCCGGATGGGTTGTTGTTATTGATGTAGATTTGCCGAATCCAGCGAAGCCGACTCTCGGGGAACTTCTCAGGCCAGAGGATCTCGGTGAAGTCGTCGAAGTCCCTATGTGCTGCAAAGCGTGCTGTGACCCAACTAGGATTAGTCATTGTCCTCTCTAACCAACTATCAAAGTGCAGGATCGTCCCGAGTGCCCGGATGACAGCAACGTCAGCGCCGAGTGGGATAACTGCGTCATCGACCCATTCCCGTAGCTTGATCCGCCGCTCGATGTTCAGGACAGCTTCGTCTTCCTCAAGGTCATCGATCATGATAAGACCGGGCCTCTTGTGTCGCCACTTGGTTCCCCGAACCTTTTGTTCCGCCCCCTTGGCGAGAATTCTGAACGCCCTGCTTCCAGCCAGCCCGATA